CCGCCGGGCGCCGGACGGGTTGCCCCGTGGGCGATGTTAACCAGGCGCCGGATGTTGCGGATGATGAAGCCATGGCAGCGCATCAGCGTGATGCGCTGCCATATCTCCTGCCTTGAATTATGTTATGCCGCGATTTTGAGGTGCGGATAGGCTTCGATGAATTCTGGCGACGCATAGGTCAATCGAAAATTATCCGTGACCTCTTTCCTGTAGATGTCGCCAAATTCCCATGATCCATATGTCATGGGGGACTTGGCCACTGTGTACCAGCGAGCATATGGGTCGCGAGCTTCATTCTTGGCCAGCTTGTAGGTCTTCAAAATTCGTATTTCAAAATCGCCTTTTATGAATGTGGCATACGGGGTTTCTACGTCGCGGCTCTTGCCGAGTGGATTTTTCGCCATGTCATATTCTCCGATTGGTTGTTGACCTCTATGTTATCCCATGTCTGGCGATGTAAGTCCACAACCATGATAAAATTTGAACTATTTTTAGGGCTTGCCTTTCTCCCATGCCTCGTGGTAACCTCTTGAGGTTAGTTGATCACAACACAAAGAAAGAGAGAATAAAATGAGAAAGTGCACCAATAAAGAAGCTCAAGACGTTGCAGAGTTAGTTTCTATCAATTCTCAAGTACGCGCCATGTCTCGCAAATTGAGAATTCTTAATGCTAAACAAAAGGCCGCACGCGAGGCTGTCAAATCTGTTATCGACAAACATGGCGAAGCGCATAACGCAGATAATATCGTGACCATCACGCCGAAAGAGAAGGCCGGTTATGTGGTGGCCGCCACAACGTTTGATAAATTCAACATCGCGCAGCGCTAAGCAACGGCGGCGCATATCGCGCCGCCGTTTTTTTCCATAGAAAGAGAGAACAGACAATGAATGATCTAGCCAAGAAATTAGAGCGCGCCGCGAGCGAACTAGAGCGCACCACGAAAGAACTAGAGCAAAACCTTGACGCTTTAACAAAGAAGACGGAGCGTCTCAAAAGAAAATTGTGGGAATACGAGAACAACTATCGCGTAGGGCAATATTCTGAGAACCCTATGACGTCATGGGATACAGAAGAGACGTCGCAATACCGTCAGCGTCTCAATAGTCTGGGACAGATATCTCGTTACACATCTACTCCGAAGGTGGAGTAGATGTGGTTCGCTAACCTAAGAGACTGGCTACGCATGACGCACAGTCAGCGAGCCATGGTAAAACGATTTAAGGCAAAAGCGGCCTATCGTCGAAGACTTGATCGATTGGCCGCTGGGAGGTAGGTACTCCCAGCTTCGGAAGAATTCGGGCGGCCTTCGGGCCGCCCTCTTTTATGGTCGGGCGTCTAATAAGGTTCCAGGCCTGTGCCGAAATAGTCGGAAGCGCCGTACGCTCCCCGATCGGGCCGGGCGCCGCCCCTCTTCTTTCAGACGTAGATGAAAGAAGAGTTTTGAACAAATAATTGTTTGTATTTTTCATAGGGGTCCCATGTGGGTCCCTATTCCGCACTATTGTAACGAGAGGGGGGGTGGGTGTGTATTAGTCCTAGGTTAGGGGGTATAAATCGGGGGACGATATTTTTATAGGATACAGCTGTGCTGAACGCCCCTGACGAAGTAGTACGCGAGATATTGGCCTTGGAGCAGGCACAGAGGACCTTGTCTATTCGGACTTCGGCCCAGGATTCATTTATGGTGTTTGTCAAGCATGTGTACGATGGTTTTATAGAGGGGACTCATCACCGGAAGGTTGCGGAAAAATTTGAGAAGTTAGCGGTGAGGCCTGGTTCACGGATCATTGTCAACATGCCCCCTCGTCATACGAAGTCGGAATTTGCGTCTTATTTACTTCCGGCGTGGTTAATTGGCAAGAACCCGGAATTGAAGATTATTCAGACCACTCATACGGCGGAGTTAGCGGTAAGGTTTGGCCGTAAGGTTAGGAATCTTATGGAGACGGATATTTACAAGGAGGTATTTCCTGACGTTGATTTGAGGGCTGATTCGAAGGCGGCGGGTCGTTGGGACACGGGCCAAGGAGGGGAATATTTTGCTGCGGGGGTTGGCGGTGCGATCACGGGACGCGGGGCTGATTTGCTAATCATTGACGATCCTCATTCGGAGCAGGATGCATTATCTGAGAGTGCTTTGGAGGGTGCGTATGAGTGGTATACGTCGGGTCCTCGCCAGAGGCTTCAGCCGGGTGGTTCCATTGTTATAGTTATGACTCGGTGGTCTCTCAAGGATTTGACGGGGAAACTTATCAAGGCCCAGGCTTCGGATATTATGGCGGATCAGTGGGAACTTATAGAGTTTCCGGCGATACTTCCGAGTGACAACGTACTTTGGCCTGAGTTTTGGAAGAAGGACGAGTTATTAAGGGTCAAGGCTTCGTTATCTTTAAGCAAGTGGAATTCACAGTGGCAGCAGAATCCCACGGCGGAAGAGGGTGCCATTATAAAGAAGGAGTGGTGGAACAAGTGGGAGAAGGAGTCCATACCTCCTGTTAGTTACATTATGCAGAGTTATGACACGGCGTTTTCGAAGAAGGAGACGGCGGATTATTCGGCTATTACCACATGGGGAGTATTTCAGCCTAACGAGGGTGGGTCGGAGAACCTGATTTTGATGGACGCGAAGCGTGGTCGGTGGGATTTCCCGGAGCTTAAGTCTCACGCCATGGAGGAGTACAAGTACTGGGAGCCGGACATGGTTTTAATTGAGGCCAAGGCCAGTGGCACGCCGCTCACGGACGAGTTACGGACGATGGGGATTCCTGTTGTGAATTACACGCCTTCGAGGGGTCGTGACAAGCACACACGGATGCACATGGTTGCTCCTATATTTGAATCGGGCAAGGTTTGGGCACCTGATAAGAAGTTTTCGGAGGAGGTTATAGAGGAATGCGCGGCTTTTCCGAACGGGGATTATGATGATTACTGCGACAGCATGTCCATGGCTCTTATTAGATACCGTAAAGGGGGATTTCTTCGTCTTGACAGCGACGAGCAAGAGGACGAACCTACTTATCGCCCACAAATTCGACAATATTATTAGGAGATTTCTATGAAAAAATGGATTGTGGGTCGTATGCAGGAACCTTCCACGTATGCGGCTCTTGGCCTTGGTATTGTAGGCGCGGGCATTGTTATTGGTTTAGCGGCTGTTGTTTTAAAAGAGAAAGGTCTTATTTGAGAGAAGCATCGTGAAGTTGATTTTGCCAGGAGTTTTTGTCCTTGTGGCGCTTTGCCTTCCTGCGAGTGCGCAGGTGATATGCGGCGACTACACCGAGTTAACCTCTCGTCTGGGGTCCCCGCCGCACCGGGAGGATAAAATTGGACGTGGCGTCGATGTAGGCAATCGCATGGTGGAACTTTGGACCGGCGCGCATGAGGGGTGGTCGCTGATTATAGTGCGTGCTATCGACATGCGAGCCTGCATAATGTTGATTGGTCAGGAGACCACTCAATGGGAAGTTTTTGAGCCGGCGCGTGGGGACAAGGCGGGCAGCAACTAATGGAATTGGACGCCAGGTTGATGTTAACGCTGGGGGGCATGTTGGCATCTGTGGTGTCAGCGGCTGTGATTGTCAAAACGAAGCTGTCAGCGGTCATTGAGAAATTGGAGGATGTTGAGCAACGTCTACGCACACTCGACACTCGACTGGATACGGTTGATGTTCAGGTTAACGCTGCGAACAAAGCGATATCAATTTTTCGAGAAATGTTCAATCCTAAGGAGAGAGATTCTGCGTCAAGGGAACTGGAGCGTCACAAAATCGAAATTGCGCACTTACGGGAAATCGTCAGCGAGTTGAGGAAGTAATAAAATTTGTACTTACAAAGTTTTATGTTAACGTGACTTATCTACAGAGGATTGTAATGTGATTGCCGCTTTACTTCCGTCACTTCTGCCTGCGATTACAGATGTGATAGGGAGGTTTTTGCCTGAGGACAAGGAAGCTAGGGCGAAAGCCGAAAGGCAAATAGAGCAACAACTGGCGACACACCTTGCCAAGATTGATTTAGCTCAATTAGATATAAACAAACAGGAGGCGGCTCACAGGAGCCTCTTTGTCGCGGGCTGGCGCCCATTTATCGGGTGGACATGTGGCGTTGCTTTGGCTTGGACCTATGTTGGCGCCCCTATTTTGCAGTTTACTCTAGCACAGACAGGTTATCTCATGGATCTTCCTTCTTTGGACATGAGCCAGATGATGCCTGTTTTAATGGGGATGCTCGGATTGGGGGGCCTCAGGACTTTCGAAAAATTTAAGGGGGTGAGCAAATAATGGCCCGTGAACCTATTTCTTTGATTGATAACTCTATCCCGTCTCAGGGTCAGGGCATGCCTCTTGGTGGCTTGGGTAATGAGGAAATTGAAGTTGAGGAAATTGAAGAACCTACGGAGATGACGGAAGAAGATGATGGTTCCGTTGTTTTTAATTTTGGGGAGATGGTTACCGAGGAACTTCAGGCCGAACCGGATGCTAATCTGGCGGATATAATAGACGAGCGAGTTCTGATGGAGATTTCCTCAGAACTTATGGGGTATTATGAGGATGATAAGAGCGGACGCCAGGAGTGGGAGGACGCTTATACTGATGGCTTGGAACTTCTTGGTGTTAAGTATCAACATCGCGAGGAGCCCTTCCGTGGGGCCAGTGGCGTAACCCATCCTCTTATTGCTGAAGCAGTCACCCAGTTTCAAGCTCAAGCGTACAAGGAACTTCTTCCTAGTTCAGGCCCTGTCCGCACTCAGGTTGTTGGAGCCGCGACCCCTGACGTAGAGGGTCAGGCTCAGCGCGTCCAAGAA